GGTGGGCTGGGCGACCTGACCACGCAGGTGCTCGAGGAGTTCGCGCTGCTGTTCCAGGCGACGATGGAGGAGATCGGCAGCGGCGAGTATGACGGCCTGCAGAAGGCCGAGGCGATGAGCCGCCTGGCCGACGCCTACACCAAGACGGTCAAGGCCGCCGGCGGCGGGGACAACCGCATCGCCAAGCTGGCCGTGGCGCTGGATGTGCTGGGGCGCCTGGTCGCCTACGTGCAGCAGCACTACCCGCAGCAGGCGGTGCATCTGCTGGAGGTGCTGGAGCCGTTCGGCGAAGAGCTGAACCAGGCGTATGGCTAGGATCTCCTCCCGCGAGTTTGCCCGCCAGCTCGCCGAACTCGCCGCCGGCTTTCGCCAGCAGATCGAGGCGCAGGTCAGCGGCTTCGATCCGGACAAGGCCGCGAGCCGGGCGCGACGCAAGCGCGCGGACGCCGAGTTCGAGTACTTCGCCCGCACCTACTTCCCGCACTACGTCACCAAGCCCAACAGCCGGCTGCACGACTATCTGTACACCCGCCTGCCGGAGATCGCCGACTCCGCCAAGAGCGAGACCGACGCGATCGCCGCGCCGCGCGGCGAGGCGAAGTCCACCATCACCTCGCAGATCTTCGTGATCTGGTGCGTGGTGACCGGGCGCAAGTGGTACCCGATGATCGGCATGGACGCCTTCGACCAGGCGGCGATCATGCTGGAGGCGATCAAGGCCGAGCTGGACTCGAACCCGCGTCTGGCGATGGACTACCCGGAGGCGACCGGCCAGGGGCGCGTGTGGCAGGCCGGCGTGGTGGTGACCCGCAACGACCGCAAGATCGAGGCGGTGGGTTCGGGCAAGCGCATCCGCGGCCGGCGACACGGCCCGCACCGGCCGGACCTGTTCGTCGGCGACGACCTGGAGAACGACGAGAACGTGCGCACGCCCGAGCAGCGCGACAAGCTGCAGGGGTGGATCACCAAGGCGGTGCTGAAGCTGGGCGGGGCCGGGGAGAAGTTCGACGCGATCATCATCGGCACCATTCTGCATTACGACTCGGTGCTGAATCGCCTGCTGAATAACCCACTGTGGCACAGCCGCAAGTTCAAGGCGCTGATCCGCTGGCCCGATCGCATGGACCTGTGGGACCGCTGGGAGGAGCTGCTGCTCAACCAGGGCCAGGAGGCGGCCGACGCCCTCTATGCCGCCCGCCGGGCCGAGATGGACGCCGGCAGCGAGGTGAGCTGGCCGGCGGGGCGGCCGCTGGTGGAGTTGATGATCATCCGCGCCCGCGACGGGCACGCCTCGTTCGACAGCGAGCTGCAGAACGATCCGCTCTCGGACGACGATGCGCCGTTCGCCAAGGCCATCACCTTCTGGGTCGACCGTCTGGCGGACTGGCTGTTCTATGGCGCCTGCGACCCGAGCCTGGGCAAGCACGGTGCGAGCCGCGACCCCTCGGCGCTCCTGGTGGGCGGGTTCAACCGCGCGACCGGGGTGCTCGACGTGGTGGAGGCGGCGATCCGCAAGCGCCTCCCCGACCGCATCATCGAGGACATCATCGGCTATCAGCAGGAGTATCACTGCCTGATCTGGGGCATCGAGGTGGTGCAGTTCCAGGAGTTCCTGAAGACCGAGCTGGTGAAGCGCTCGGCCCTGCGTGGCATCCCGGTGCCGGCCGTGGGCATCACCCCGCACGCGGACAAGCTGCTGCGGATCGAGAGCCTGCAGCCGCACATGGCCAACGGGCTGATCCGCCTGCACCCCTCGCAGGCGACCCTGGTCGAGCAGCTCCGTCACTTCCCCAAGGCGGACCACGACGACGGCCCGGACGCACTGCACATGCTCTGGATGCTGGCCGTCTCCCGCGCCGGCGGGACCCCGCCGATCACCACCCGCGGCCGCCGCGGCGGGCCGGACCTGTCGAGGTACTGAGATGGACGCCAACGACCTGAAGAAGGCCAGCAAGACCAACCTGGCGCGCGAGATCGCCACCCGCAGCACCGACCCGCAGTTCTACTCGGCGCTGACCATGCTGCCGAACCCGGACACGGTGCTGCGCAAGCTGGGCCGCTCGGATGAGGTGTTCGACGCCATCGTCAGCGATGCCCACGTGATCGGCGAGCTGCGCTCGATCCGCGCCGGGCTGCTCGGCTGGGAATACCGCCTCGAGCCCGGGGGCGAGACCCCGGCGGATGCGCGCGCCCTGGCGCTGTGCGAGACCTACCTGGCGCAGCGGCCGGCGCCGGGGCTGCGCTGGTCGGACACGCTGTGGAACATGGCGCAGGCGGTGTTCCGCGGCTTCCAGGTGCACGAGGTGCTGTGGCGGCGCGAGGGGCCATACCTGATGCCGGCCGCGCTGCTGGACCGGCCGTCGCGGCGCTTCGGCTTCGGCACCGAGAGCAACGAGCTGCGGCTCATCACCCGCGAGCAGATGGTGGACGGTGTCGAGCTGGGGCCGTACAAGTGGCTGCTGACCCGGCATATGCCGAGCCACGACAACCCCTACGGCGTGGCGCTGTTCTCCAGCTGCTTCTGGCCCTACACCTTCAAGCACAGCGGCTGGCGCTACTTCGTGAAGTTCTGCGAGAAGTACGGCATCCCGAAGGCGATCGGCAAGTACCCGCAGGGCACGCCGAAGGCCGAGCAGGATGCGCTGGCCGACGCCCTCGCCGCGATGATCGAGGATGCCGTGGCGGCGATCCAGGAAGGCGGTTCCGTGGAGCTGCTGCAGACCACCATGACCGGCGAGCTGGTGCACGAGCGGATGATCAACCTGGCCAACCGGGAGATGAGCAAGGCGCTCACCAGCCAGACGCTGGCGACGGAGATCCAGGGCGAGGGTTCGCGCGCCGCCTCGGAGACCCATCGCGGCCGCGAGGAGGACGTGAACGAGTCCGACCGCGCGGTGATCGCCGACGTCATGAGCGAGCTGATGAGCTGGATCACCGCGCTCAACATCCCCGATGCCGCGGCGCCCACGTTTGAGTTCTACCAGGAGGCCGAGGCGCGCAAGGAGTGGGTGGAGGTGTTCGACAAGGCGCGGCGCTACGTCGACGTGCCGGTATGGTTCGCCCACGAGCGCCTGCAGATCCCGACGCCGACCGATGAGGATGAGGTGTTGCCGCGGGGTGGGGCGGCGCCGGCGGCGGAGTTTGCGGCGCCCTGCGGCTGCCGGCGCCACGACTTCGCGGCGGCCGAGTTCCCCGACCAGGCGGCGCTGGAAGCGGCCATCGACAGCATCGAGGACGGCACCCTCCAGGAGCAGGCCGAGCAGCTGCTCGCGCCGGTCTTCCGGCTGGTCGAGGACGCCGGCCCGGAGCAGGCACTGGAGCACCTGGCGGAGGTCTACGATCAGATGGACACCGACGCCCTGCAGGAGCTGCTCGCCCGGGCCATTTTCGTGTCAGAGGTGTGGGGGCGGCTGAATGCCAAAGGGTGACTTCAGCCTCGGTACGGCCCTCAAGATGCCGCCCAAGGATGCGATCGCCTACTTCGAGGCGAAGGGGTACCGCATCACCTTCGACTGGCACGAGATGCGGGAGGGGGCCCATGCCAAGGCCTTCACGGTGGCCCACGCCGCCCGCATGGATGTGCTCTCTGATATCCGCGGGCGTATGCAGAAGGTGCTCGACCAGGGGATCGGTGAAAAGCAGTTCGTGGACGTGATGACGCACCGGCTCAAGGCGGCCGGTTGGTGGGGCAAGGAGATCCTCGTCGACAAGCAGGGCGGTGCGCGCCAGGTGCAGCTGGGGTCGCCGCACCGGCTGCGGACGATCTACCGCACCAACATGGCCACGGCCTTCAACGCTGCCCGCTTCAAGCAGCAGAAGGAGAATGCCGATGGCCGGCCCTACTGGCAGTACATCGCGGTGATGGACAACCGCACCCGCCCCAGTCATGCGGCACTCCACGACAAGGTGTTTCGCCACGACGACCCGATCTGGGGCAGCATCTATCCGCCCAACGGCTTCGGCTGCCGGTGCCGGGTGCGGGCCTATTCCGAACACCGTCTGCAGCAGAAGGCGCTGGCCGTGGACTCGAGCGAGGGGCAGCTCCGCACCGAGCAGGTGGAGGTGGCCGTCGACAAGCGCACCGGTGAGGTCATCACCCGTGAGGGCACGGTGTGGAACGGGAAGGACCGCTTCGGCCAGCCCGCCACCTTCCGCCCGGATCCGGGGTGGAGCTACAACCCTGGAGAGGCGGCCTTCGGGACCGATGTGGACCTGATGCGCAAGCTGACCCAGGTGGAAGATCGTGCGATCAGGACCCAGGTGGTGCAGGCCATCAACAATGCGCCGGAGCGGCAGCTGGCATTCGGCGCCTGGGTCACCCAGGTACTGCCCCGGCGCGGCACCGGCCACTCAGCCCAGACGGTGCACCTGATGAGCGAGGAGGTGGCCGACTTCAGCCGGCAGCACGGCGCGGAGCCTGCCCGGGTGATGGTGATGAACGAGCGAAACGTCGCCCACGTGGAGAGTGCGAAGCACATCGAGGATGGGATTGCCCTCAGCCCTGATGAGCTGCGGCGTCTGCCGGAGCTGCTGGCCCGCCCAGAGACTCGGGTCTACTGGGACCAGGTGCACCAGAATGTGCTTTATGCCGTGCCGATCTCGGAGACCGAGACTATCCTGGTGCCGACCACGCCGATGCGTAATCTCAAGAAGGTCAAGGGGCGGCTCGACCAGGTGGTGAGCGCCTTCAAGATCTCCGACCGGCGCCTGGCGACGGACAAGAAGCGATTCGATGGGATGAAGCCGTGACGGGTGGCCGGCTGTCCACCATCACCGCCCTTTCTCCCGGGGGAGTAGGGTCCCAGTCGCTGGCTCGCCGTCTACTTTCCAGCGGTCGCCACGGCTTGATCTCAGTATAGCCGATGAAGGTCGAGACCCGCATCGATGACAAGGCCGTGATGGCCGCCTTGAACCGCCTGAGCGCCGCAGGCGCCGACCTGACGCCAGCCATGCGGGAGATCGCGGGGGTGCTGGCCGACGCCGCTGAGGAGGCCTTCGCTCAACAGCGCGACCCGACCACCGGCGATCGGTGGGCCGACCTGGAGGAGTCCACCAAGAAGCGCCGCGAGAAGGGAGGTCACTGGCCAGGCTCCATCCTGCAGGTTACCGGGGCCCTGGCCAGAGATATTGAGAGCGACTACGGCGCCGATTTTGCTGTGGTGGGCACCAACAAGCCGCACGCCACGACCCACCAGCACGGCGCCAAGAAAGGCGAGTTCGGCGCAATGAGCATCGTCCGCACCAGGCGGGTGGTGCCATTACCCTGGGGCGACATCCCAGCCCGTCCCTTCCTGGGGATCGGCGCGGGCGACAAGGAGGATATCCTCGGCATCCTTCACAAGCACCTCCAGCGTGCATTGGAGGGGTAG